GAATTAGCGCAGAAACTTTATGAATTTGGTCTACAGAAAATAGATAAGGACGAAGTGATACTTCGCCCAAGCGTATTGACTCATAAGTAACAAACAGATGATATAAAGAATGATAAGAGCGGCGGCAAAGAACAGTTATTTATAGTGTAACTATAAAATGGAAGTGGAATTTAGTTATACATAGGCATAATGGAGCCTATTTTCAGTGCGCTTATCCATTTTATCTATCATTCGCACAATGACCACTTTCTTCACATTTTTACTTACTTCTACCTATTTGAAACCCTTTCTAACGCTATATTTATGCTCTGTATAGACTTCTGTAGAAGAAAGTTCCACATTTTTTATTCGCCTTTTGAAAGTGGAATTTAACTTTTCACTTCAGCGTATCAAATCCTGCTTCGTTTTCTATCGGGGAAGAGAAGTATAAAATGCGGATTCCAATCAAAAAAGTTGGACAAATCATCAAATAAGCCTTTATTTATCGGCTTTTTTCGATGACATCCAACTTGGCACTTTTATTTGGTGGAGGTGAGGAGATTTTATATTTTGTGTTTTTTCAAGTTTTTTTATATTCATTTGCGTATATTCATACTTACTCTTCCTTATATATTATCACCTATCTTCACTTGTCGTCAGTTGTCAATTACTATAATCGTAATTTTTGTGTACATTTGTGGTATGATTTTATTGAGGTGATAGTATGCAAAGAATGTACAAAAAATATATAGAAGTAGAAATGCTCGTCGATAAAATGGGCGATATCACTCCCCTGGCGTTGATATGGGATGGTGAGCGTTATGAGGTGGACAAGATTATACGTCATAAGCCACAAGCCCATAGCCAAAACTGCGGCGGCGGTGGCCAAATGTTTGTGGTGCAGATTGGTGGCGCGACAAGGACTATATATTATGAGTATATGGGTCCCGGTAAATTCAGGTGGTTTATTGAGAGCTTGCGGCCATAAAAAAAACTCCTGCACTTATACAGGAGCTGGCAGCTAGGAAGAAGATATGATACGGACTTGGGGGAGAGTAAGATATCTATGCTGCCGTACACATTATCTCACATAAAAAAATAAAAAAGTAAATAAATCATCAAATACGGGATTTTAAGTCTATAAAATAAAAAACCACCATTAAGGTGGTCAAGTGCCGCAAAATACTGCCTAGGTATCTCTTTCTTTTTAATGGGCGGCAACGTAATCATTATATACCTCAATCAACTATTTGTAAATACATTGATACTATTTTATTAAATGTTATAAAACTTTACAAAAAAACCGGTATAGAACCGGTTCCCCATCTTTTTAGATGGATAGCATAAAGATACCTAGGCAGAAGCATATAATTATGCCAATATCATTCTATCATATTTCCTCCGTATGTAAATTCTAAATTATTTAATTTTTCTTAATTTTAATCCGATAATAAAAAGCCGGCTATAAGCTGGCTTTTGTCCCATTGTCACTGCATAAACTGTATGAAAGAGTGACTACGAAATTATATAGCATTCCTTCAAAAATTGCAAATCATTATCGTAGTAAAATATTGGAAGTTCCATGTTTAACAAAAAAAGCCGACATAAAGCCGGCTTATCGTCCTCATGAACAAATAATGGGGAAAAAGGGCGATACAATCATTAAGTGATTGCTTATATACTATACTACTTATATGTTGAAATGTAAATAAAAAAGCCACTCTCTTGTGTGGAGAGTAGCTAATTAAGTAAACCTAAATTTGAATCAACTGTAAAATCGTTATCTTTCTCAACTTGTTCTATATCTTGCCGGGTAAAATCCTTAAATTTGTTAAATAGCTTAACTATAATCAATATAATAAAGAATTGTATTTTTGATTTCATACCATTAATCTTGCATTTTAAAGGCGACCTTACTGTTGCTATCTTATGATTCATTTCTCTCACATCATCAAATAAATCAATAACGCCCTTATCCTTACACTCTTCAATTTCATTAAACAACTGTATACTTTTACACAAAGGTACCAAATCAGATATTTTAAATTTACCAACTACTAGCTTATTTATATCTACATATTTATCTTTTTCCAGTTTGATGAGTCTTTTTATTTCTTTATTCATCATAGGATATTTAGCTACCCTGTCTTCTAATATTGTATATTTTACACTTATGGTATTTAATTCTATACCGTAAACTTGTGAACATTCACTTATAATCGTTTTCCTATAATCTAAATTACTGAGTATTATAAAAATAGGCGGAACAATAATTATAATCAAGCTTATTATAATGATGTATATCATAAAACCCCCTCCTATCCTGAAACTTTTTCTAATAACTTATTATTGGTCTGTTCTAGTGAGGTGATACGTGCCTTGAAATTGCTTTTGCAAGTACGGCATACTCTTGCATTTTCTTTTTGAGCAGATATACGCTCTTTTTCTAGCTTTTCCATAAACTGTTTCTTATTTTTATGATTTAGCCACCCCCAAAAAGCTGTTCCTATATTAATGATACCAACCACACCATTGATTATACCTAAAATAGTATTTATTTGATTTAAACCCGTCCAATCCATACCCTCACCTCATGATTATCACACCTAAATAATACATTTTTTGTAATTTTTTGTCAAACTATACATAAAAAAACCACCCATCCCCGAAGGAATGAGTGGTAATTTTATGTATTAGACTTCGCGCAACGGTCCGGCATACAGCCAGATTTTACGACCTCCGACATTTGCCTGCACTGAATTTGTAGGTTTATCCACCGCAAGCACCTTAAATTTCTTGTCACATTTCCAGTAATCACCTACGCTGAAAACTTGTGACTTTGTTTTCTTACCGTTCTTATCACATTTGGTAAGTGGTCCCGCCTGAATGGAGTTACCGCCGTTCCCGGTCATCTCCTCGCACCAGATGCTATCCATGTTGGCCAATACCTGGTCTACGCTATGCACTCCTGGAATGACGAAGTATTCTCCTTTATGCAAAATCTGATCAGGCTGTGCCGGTTTCGCAGGCTTGGAAGGTTTATTCTGCGCTGCAGGCTTGTTTCCTGGTTTCTGCTCTGTGCTGTTTGCTTTCAGCTGGAAGCCTTCAGCAATGCCGTCTACAATGCCCTGTGCCACGGATTCCTTGTTTGCCTGGTATTCGGCCATGTCAGCCTTATTGTCGATGAAGCAGGTCTCTAATAATGCTGAGCTGATGCCTAAACACTTGCATGTATAAATCACTAGCCAGTTTGTCACCTTGACACCGGAGCCACCACGCTTCACGAAGTGCTTTCCCAACTTGTTCATGATTGCCTGTTCTACATCGGTATACTGCTCACTGTCTGTTACAAATATTTCTGTTCCGTGTCCGGATCCATTGAATGCGTTAAAATGTACTTCCAGCACATAATCATACTTTCCGATTTTGAATGTACCGTTCTGCACATCATAGAATGCGCTGCGGTTTTCGTTGTACACATCCACAGTTGCATATTTTCTCAGTTTCGGTGCGATCAGGTTGACCAGCTCTCTGGTAAGATTAGCTTCTTTGTATCCACAGCCGGAAGCTCCTGGATCACCTGCACCGTGTCCTGCAATAAGTAAAATTTTCATAACTAATTTTCCTCCTGTACCTGTTTAGGTAATTTGTGTACTGTTCGTAGCATGACCTCGACTGTCCCATTTCCGCCGAGCGCTTTGTATGGTTTGTTTAAATATTCTAATTCTTCAAGATCATCGGCATTGATACGGTTATTTCGGATATGATATTCACATTTCTGGATGATGCGGTCATGCAACAATGCCTTGATGCCGTTTCGTAGAGCCATGATTTGGATGATTAGATAACTTGATAGAGACACCAAAAAGCAAAGAATCACCCAATAGTCTTTTGTAAATTGTAACAACTCCATGTACTACTCCTTTGTATCCACCGCAGCTGCAACCTCAGAGGGCTTACCGTTTAAAATATTGATAAACGTACTGTATGCATCCTTGATATAGCGCCATGCTGCTACGCCGATTGTGGCGGCAATCATAGCCACAGTAATGAGGTCATGCACCTGCTCATTGATATCCGGCACATACTGTGTAAGCAGCGTTGTGGCTGCATCTACGGCGGTAACCATCAGCATAGTACCAATGACCAGCACCAAGGCTTTTTTAACTCCCTGCCACAGCCGTTTAGCGTCAAAGTGCTCTCCTGTGATGTTAATGTTGTGGTAAAGGCTCAGCACCACGTTAGATGCAAAAGCCAGTAGTAAAATAGCGTAGCAGACCAGCACCATGCTGAGGTCTGCCAGTAAAACAGTGTAAAGCATATCCATGTTCCTTCTCCTTTCGCCTGTTAAGGCATATTTAAAGAGAGCCTATGAGCGGCTCTCTAATTGCTGTATTCTATATTGTAATTGCGATATCTCGAAGTCTCGTTTTTGCAGCTCCTGCTGTAGCTCTTGTGCATCCTGCTGTCGGCTGGCCTTTATGCTCAGCAGCTCATCATCAATGGCGTCTACTCGCTTTATGGTCTTTTGTACCATGTGCATGTTCAGGGATGTCAACTGTTCGTAGGAAATGGAATAGGAATCTTCACGTATATCATGCTCATATAAAGCAAATTCATTTTCACTGATTCCATTTTTATCCATTGCCTCTTTTACCCATTGTGCAATTAGTCCACACTGAGTCTTACCAGGTGTACTGATAAGCTCATACGTTACAGGTTTTAAATCCATATACATGCTTTCATATCGTACATCATATTTTTTCACATTCGTTTTAAGCCGTATATCAGACGATGTACTGCACGTATTGGCGGCATATAATCGGTACCATCTATATGATGCCCCACTGCCACCTAATGCTGTTCCAGCTTGCAGTGGCCTGAAAAACCCAGAGCTCCAGTTTGCGTCATAGTATTTACCATAATGCTCTAGGCGCCCGTTGCCATAGCTGGAAAAAATAATACTTGCAGCCGCTGAAATACCTGCTTCACCCGTATTACCGTACGCATAAACACTTGTGCTCCCTGACATCAAAGCACAACGATAATTTGAGTTTACTGTGATATAGTTATAGCTATTGGTATATAGGTTACGAATGTAGTTTGATGAATTGAAATAGATATACTTTGTGGTATTTACGTTCTGGTTCAAGTAAATGTTATTGCCGACAGTCAAGTTAGTTGAGACGCTAATCGTCGTATTAGACGTAAGGCTACCAGCCGTTACCGTGCCCAGATTTGCGGTTAGAGCGCTCAGTGATGTTACGCTGATTTTATCTGCTGTTATAGTCTTAGAGGCTATCTTTGCACCTGTGATAGTGTTAGCTGCAATCTGAGTGGCTGTAATAGTGCCTGATGCGATTTTTGCAGCTGTAATAGTTCTGGTTTTGATATTTCCGCCATCTATACTCGTTTGTCCGCTTGTAGACAAATTTGTCATCGTAACATATCCTGTAAGCTCCAGCTTGCTTGCCTGTATCTTTATCGCCTCCGCAGATTGGTTGATTGTAGATATAATAGCACCCTTATCGGTCTTGTTTGCAACCGTTGTGGTCAACCCATTTACTGTGGCAGTTATCTCTGTCACCTTACTGCTGGCATTGTTTGCTGTTGTCTCAATTGATGATATCCTGCCGCTAAAGCCATTGACTGTCTGCTCTAATTGAGTTTGTTTTGAAGTGACACTTGTCAGCGTGGAGGTATGCTCACCAACCGTACTGTTAATGCCTGATACAGTCTGTGTGAGGCTGCTGTAATTGGTCTGTAAGGTTGACACATCGCCCTTAGCTAGCGACATGTCAGTAATCAATGATGAGATTTTGCCTTGCTCCACAGACAACGCCGTGCTCAGCGTGCTTATGTCACCGATGATGGTGTTATACACGACGGACAGAGACTGGTTAGCTCCATCCACCAAAATATGGCTAGACTTTATCACCTCTGTACCGTCGTTAATCTCTTTTACCAATGATGTGATGTTGATTTTATCTCCCGATATGTTGGCATTATCGGCCACCATGCTATCCACGATAATTGGTCGTTGAATACCAGATGCAGTTATGCCGGCTGCATCAAACATCAGCTTCCCGGCGGCATCCCAGACATACATGTTGTAGTCTCCGGATGCATCTTTGCCAATTTGTACTCTTGGCCTTGTGATATCTTTTATCTGGAGGGTTTCGCCGTATATATCTAACCGTCCGGACTGTGATTTAAAGTGTATACTGCTAGCATCAATCGTACCGGCAGTTACTTTATCAGCTGCTACGCTGTCAATCATGGCCGACTTTATCAACGCGTTGGATATCGTTGTGTTGTCAGCATTTAAGACTATAGTCTGTGTGCTGCCTGCCGTTACACTGCCTGCGAGCAGGGTGTTGACACGCTCCAAATCAACATCCAGTACGTGCACCTCGGCTTTGGTGGCATATAGGTCCTGCACGTACTCTTTAGATACGTAGGATGTCTCTATGATTGCTACCTTTGCAGTAAGCTCTGTGACGTCCAGATTTTCAATTTCTGCATCTAAGGCCGTAAGCTTTTTGTTGACCTCCAGGTAATTGGTATTGATAGTCTCAAACTCGCCTTCAAAGGCCGTAATCTTATCGGTGATGACTTGCTTTGTGCTTACGAGGTCAGAGTAAGTCCTGTCCACTTTTGTTTGTAGAGGACCTTTATAGCCTGTATCCTGCTCCTGCTCAGTCTTGCCTTTAGATTGTATGGTGCCGTAAAATCCACCGTCACAATTAAACTCATAGTCCATGAGAGGGATAGCGTAAACGTTGCCCGCATTATCCATTACACGTACGAGGTCGCCCGCCTCAACGTCAGGTTGAGCCATACGCCAGTTAAGTTTAGCAGCTCTGTACGTAAAGCCCTTTATTCGGTTATGCAGGACAGCAATACGCTCCTGGGTCATACCCGGACAGCTAAAATAGATGCCTACACCAGTTCCTGCGGATACAGAGTGCTCTTCGTCGATTGTACAATCCAACCGGTTGATAAAAGTATCTTCCTCATCCATTTCCAGCGGATCAGCAAATCGACTCGGGGATATAGTAAGACCTGCGTCGGTATACCATACCAGCCTGAGCTTACCGTCTTTATCCATAATAGCATTTTTACCACAGTATGCAGCAAGTACACTTATAGCCTCAATGATGGTAAGCCCCTGCAGGCTATCGACTTTGTAGATAACATCATCCGCCCCGCCTGCATACTCAATACCTATCTTTTTACATTGCTCCTGCAGGATGACCGCAATTTTTTGATTGCCGGATAGCGCAGTAAAAAATCCTTTATAGCAAAGGGCGAAGTTATCATATGCGGTAAGCTTTATAAACTCACCAGATCGTACCGGCTTTTCAAGGTTATAGACACCTTTTTTTATCCACTCCACCGTACCATCGTCCAGCTCTAAACCAATATACGGTATTGCTTGACGTCCTTTAAGGATAGTGTTTTTAGGCACGTCTGTGAGGATAAACTCAATATAAGATGACACAGCATCCCCAAACGTGATTTGTTCGGATGAGTTTGTGCCGCCTTTAAGCTTAAAGCTCTTTATGCCAGTATACGCAGTACCTGCAATGTCGATTTTCAGCCGGAAGTGGCGGCCAGATTTGGATATCGCTGTTTTATACTTATCGGATGTGGTTATCATTGTACCACCTCCTTGTGCTAATCTTCGATTTTAAGCATAAATTCCACTGATTCAAGCTCATTCGCTGTCAGCTCCACGCGATCCAATTCGTCGAGGGTAAGCTGGCGCACGTCAATTTCTTCCTCTAATTCCAAGAGCTCCTTATATTCATCAAAATACTTCTTGCGAGCTGTTAAGTCATCATCTGGTATAGAGTAATTGCCGTTTTTCTCGACACCATATTTTTTGATTAAATCCGTGCGCTGCTCCTCTAAAAATACAGCCTGCTTTTTCACGGATTCCAGCGTCTTTTTGATATGGTATGACTGCTTTACAGGTAAAGCAGTGTTGAGCATCTTACCAAGCGCTGACTGTGCGTCTACAATCTGTTTGTTTTTAAGCTGCATTTTTGTTACCTCCTGCCAGTTCCTCAATGATTGCATCCTGCTCCGTATAAATCTCATCCTCTGCTGCAGCTTCTGCCGCTCTTATCTCTGTGCGATTAGCCTTATAGATAGTCTGATTACTAATATAATGCGTCAAGTTTGCATTTTCCGGATTGCCGGTATTGATTGTAGCTCTTACCTGCTCGACCTGTACATTGTCCACCATAATGTCTTTTGTAATCTCGATATTTTTATTTGATTTTGTAGTTACTGCCATAATATCCTCCTTATTGCTGTATTATTTTTACAGTCGCTTTTTTGTACCAATAGATGCCATCACCTAAGAACCCTATGTGCTCCTCGTTGATCGTACCCCGATATGATGTGATAGAGAGATTTGCACCTCCGCCGCCGTTAAAAACAAAAGGGAAGAATCCTGCAATCAGATTTTTTCTGATTTTAGCCATTTCTGATTCTTGGAGTACTCCCCACTCAATCGTTACCGTTTTTTTCTCGGCCACGACGTCACCAGCCATAGCGCCGCTTGACGTACGTCCGGTGTTACTCGACCATATGATCTCGTTGTCAATTTTTATTACGGTAGGCGCAGGTAGCGCCACACCGTTTGCCGTGAGTATTGCCATACCCGCACCTCCTACATATCTATAGGACACTTACCATTTTTGCGAGTATCCTTGTTTACATTATCAACGACTTTTTTCGTTACTTTTTGATCGTCAATATAAACATCAGTATCTTTATTCCTGATTTCTTCCTTAACCTCATCAAATTTCTGCTTCAAACCTCTCACTTCTTCAATGAGGTCCTTCATGGTTGTTTTATCTGTATCACTTTGAGACTCCTTCCATTCATGCTGCACATTCAAGCTACGCTCGCCTGCAAACGCGATCGTCGGCTCCTGTAGTGCTGCCTGCATAGCTCCTGACATGGATTGAGATAAGCTCTTGACCTGTCCTATAAACCTTGGTGTGCTTGCTGCCAGAGTCTTACCGAGCCCCTCCATCATATGTGGCATCCATTGCTCATACTCTCGCAGAGGTCCAGTATCTGGTCGTGTAAAGTGTAGCCATGATGCAACGATATCTGCAGCATTTTTCACTTGACCGGCCACTTTCCACATATTCTCTGATATTCCGTTTGCAAAACCTGAAATCATGTGGTTACCCCAAGAGTAAGAGCTGCCGCCAAGACCACTCAGCCACGATGTTGCTGTTCCTACACAGGACTGCACGGCAGATTTTATATTCACTGAGCCAGAACCTTTTTTGAATTTATCCATCATGTTTTTGGCCTTATCGTACATGTCGTTGTACATTTTATTAGCAATCCATTTTGTAGTATCGCTTAGATTGCTTGTTACAGATGACTTCATCCCTTTACTGCTTGAATCAACAGTGTTTTTAGAATCCTTAAATGTGCGTGAAATATCATTTTTAATAGAGCCGCACTTATCAGACATAAAGGTGACCAGAGGTCCCCATGCATTTTTAGTGTCATTACCCATTCCACGATTTGCGCCGATAAGGGAGTCGCGCGCATTGTTAAAGTTCTGCTCTATGGCCTTTCCCGCTTTTTCCGAGTTGACACTCACATCGTTTCTTATGGTGTCTATGGAGCCTGCCACAACGCCCTTTATGCTCCCCCAAGCACTTTCGGTATCCTTATCAGATCCATTCCACACTTCGCTGATTTTATCTCCGATTTTGCCGAAGATATCGCTTGCGCCTTTTTTTAAATCCTTCCAAGTATCGCCTAAAGACTTTGATATTTTATCCCACGCTTTACCCGCGCCTGTTTTAATGCCGTCCCATGTATCGCCAATAACTTGCTTTACGTTGTCAAATGCAATGCCAGCCCCCTCCTTGATCTGATTCCAAGTATTTCCGACATGAGTTTTTATTCCTTCCCATGCTGTTCCGGCAGCTGATTTTATGCCATCCCATACATCACCAATCGCGGAAGCAATTCCTCCGAATATGGATGGAATCAGTCCAACAAGAGCGCCAACTCCTGCTTTAATCCCGTTGATAAGCCCTTCTATCAAGAAACCCCCGATATCAGAAAATACTGTACTCGGCGAATGAATACCAAACAGCTCTTTTATGCCGTTTATGATAGGTTCGGCAATAACTCGATAAAGGAAATCTATTGGATCAGAAAAGAAATCCCTCACACCGTTGCAAAAACCGTCCCATAGCCACTTGCCAAGGTCTGCAGCTAGGCTCAGGATACCAGACCCTATGCCGTGCACAGCTGCGATTATTGTTTGGAGCAAGGAGCCTGCAACGCCCCACCAATCAATGTTTTTGATAAAGGTTGCAATGTCGGTACCGATTTGCCCCCAGTCTACACCCCTTATCGCTGTAAGCAATGTATCGAGGATACCCTGTGCTGCATCGCTCAGAGTCATGCCAAAGTCAGCCCAATTTATGTTATTAAAAAAGGCGTTTATACTCTTGGCAATCGTATCTCCCAGCTTGTGCCAGTCAATGTTTTTAACAAAGGTATGCACAGAGCTTATTGCTCCACTTAGACCTTTGCCGAGAGCTGCTGTAAATTTTGGCATATCCACGCTGTACATAAGACCCATTACTCCATCAGCCAGAGCCTTACCGATAGCAGGCCAGTCTGCTGTCGTTACAAATCCATAGAGAGCATCGATGTGAGCCTGTAAAAACGCGCCCATTGTATGCCCTAGCTTATCCCAGTCAACGCTGTATACAAGACCGTTAAGCCCCTGAGCTAATGCTTTACCTATCCGCTCCCAGTTAATGCCAGTAAACAACAAATACAACGTATTTACGATAGTGTTGATTCCGGCGCCAAACATTCGCCCGATATTTTCCCAGTTGATTGTGTCTATCAAGCTGTTAAAGAGCTCACAAAACCCGTCGCAAAACTCTGTGATGGATTTGCCTAAGTTATCCCACGATATCCATTTTGTAAATGACGCTACAGCCTTATTGACCTGCTGACCTATGAGCTTACCGATGCCAGCATAGTCACCCTTAGCCCATAAGTCTTTAAGTTGCTTGACCCATTTTTTAATAGGTCCGTCATCGACATCAGTCGGTGTGTAGACCGGCATATCGCTCCCGCCGCCACCTCCGCCGCCAGAGCCGGCAGAATTATCCGCATCATCCAGCTTGTTGATCTCATCAAATCCCATGAGTGACCTACGAGCTTTTTCCGACGCCTTGGCCGCTTTGTCAGCAGATGAGCCATATGCACCCATCGCATCCTTTGCTGCATAGATACCGGATGTAGCCTGCTTTGTAGACGCCATTGACTTACCAAATAGCGCAGACATAAAAGCTGCTATATATCCGGTCACTGTGGCCAATGCAGACATTAGCGCATTTAGAGCCGGCATGATTGCCTGAAAGATAGGTGTAAACGCTGTTGCCAGATTAGAGCGTATCTGGTTTAGACTGTTTGCAAACGCAGTATTTGTCATAAGGGTAGCCCCAATGTTTTGAGCGAGTGCCATAATGCCTCGGCTCACTAGGGGGAATATCAGCGAGAAAATCGTAAACGACTTAATCAGCTGACCTACGCCCATATGAGCGCGCCCCATACCGTTAGAGGCCTTTTTACCGACTGACCCTATACCAAGTAATCGGCTTGCAAAAGACGCCGCATGCTGTCCTGCTGATTTTAGACCATTACTAAACTTATGCAATGCTGACGAGGCTAAGCGCTTTGTAAATTGCACGACAGCACTGCCTGCTGCTCTAGCTACCCCGGACGTCGCCCCCATCTGTCTATTCATCGCGCTAAGAGTGATGTTTGACCGTGCTGCAGCGTCTTGTAGCTTAGCAATCTGCATATCAAGACTCATTACCTGCTTATCCAAGGCTCCCTCTGCTTGTGCTCCCATGTTAGGCTTATAGGATTCCAGCAGCGTTTTCCGCTGTGCTTGTTTAGCGAGTATCTGATTGTCGTACATATCCATCATGTTTTCGAGCTCGGCATATTTTTGCTTGAACATATCTGTGTTAAATTGAGGGTCAAACTTTATTTTAGGTTTGCGGATACTGACTTTCGGAGGTCCCCTCACGCTGGGGCCTTGTGATGCTGCTGCGCTTGGCTCTGTATCGCTTTGAGCCTTCTGATATGGCATCTGTACACCAGACATTTGTTTGACCATGCCTGCCATCTGCTCAACAAAGGCTTGCATTTCAAGCTTTGTGCGATCGAGTGTAGCCTTTACGGATTCATTCATTTTGTCTAAACTGGCCACAAGAGATTTCCGCAGGTTTTTAAACATATCCCCGCTCATAGCGTCTACCTGCTTGCGTATCCGGTCAGCTATCTTACTCGACTCTGCCTGTATGTCCTTGTCAAGGTCTGATTTTATCTCCAGATCCATTTGTATAGACCCTGCACTTGTTGCTCCCACATCATCACCTGCCTTTCTAAAAATAAAAAGGCTATGCTGCCATAGACTTAAACATAGCCTTCATTTGCTTCATAACTTCGTTTTTATTTGACTGTTTCAGCACCTGCTGCATTTGACGGTTACGCCATATATTACGGATACGATGCTGTTCTGGTGTAAAATGCTGCAAGATATCGTCATCATCCTCAGAACGTATTTTGATTATTTGACCTAGCGGCGTTTCCGGCATAATTCCCGATAGTAGAGTTACAAACTCACGCCACTCCATGTCATCATCGCCGACAGCAAATAAATCCTTGGATGGGTACTGCATAGCGAATGATGCTTCAATCAAATCCCAGTCCTCAAATATATCATACCAATGGTCAGTTACTTTTTTTCTGTCTTTTCCTCTTTTTCAAAGCCTGTATCTTCGTCTCCGATTGCGGCCATGATGACCTCAATGATATCCTGAACAACCGCAAAGGTGTAATCTTGCTCAGCAATGTAAGCAGCCGCTTCTTCGCCGAGCCCCATCTTTATGATATGGTCCATCATCTCCATATCTTTTACAGGGTCTGATTCTTCCTTTCCTCTTTTTTCCGTTTTCCGGATATACGCCATCATGCACAAGACATTAGTCTTTTTCGTGTTGATCGGATACTTGTGCTCATCATCTAATACCACTGTTGGCTTTTCATTACGACGTTTTAAACGCTCAATGATATTGTATTCTCGTGCCATAACTTACCTCCTAAGACCCAGCAGGTGCACTAGGCGCCTCTGTAAATACAGGTTTACCATCAACGATCATGTCAAACTCCAATGGAGCTACGTCCTGCGCCTCGCCGCCAAGGAATGACTTAACATCAATAACGCAATTAAACTCCAACTTTGAACCGTCTGGAAAATCCACAGATGCTTTCGTTGTACAGTCCAGACCATCCTTAAAAGTAGTAGACGAAATATAGTCGCTTCCCGGATCACCGACATTACGCTTTCCTTTCAAAGAGATTGTTAACCCTTTTCCGGTCATCAATGCTCGGCTCCATCCCTCCATATCCAAGGTATTCCACTTCTGCGTATTCCCCTCAACACCCAGTGAGAACGACTCTATATCTTTGATAGTCACCATATCCTCATCTGCGCTTGAAAGTCCTTTGATACCAATTTTAAAGCCCAAATCGAATACGGGAAAAACTCCTGATTTTACTTTTGCCATAAATTACTCCTTTCGCTCATATGTGAGCCATGTTTCAATTACATATTCGTATATCCCGTTTGTGTCAGTTCCAACACTTATGGGTTCGTCGCTCCTCATATCACATTTTATAGCCCGATAATCACCAATAATCGGTTGCTTCCCGTAAAAAAGAGCATGTATGCTTTGTGCTACACGCTCAGTTTCATCCGGGTTTTTTGACCAGTGCACTACAATGGATATGCCTTTCACGGCTGTGCTGGTGTTTTGCAAGCCGCCTATAGCCAGCTTGCCACGATTGCTTGTTAGATTACGCACACATATTGTTTTGCCCTTGGATGCATCATAGACACCTATCTTCCATACATCAGCTGTAACTTGCCCGCTGAGCCAGTCCTTGACGTCTTTTAAAGTCATCATGTGATAACCCCCCCACTTTCTTGCTTTAAAAACTTACAATAGGTATCGATGACCCACTGTTTGCCCTCTCCATCCAGATAGAAATCCATCCAGTGATCCTGTGCGTTCGGGTTTTTAGTACGCTGAAACGTAGCGTCATCTAAGTTAAAGTACCATCGGCGCGCATATGGTGTGTCAAATACAATACTTGATACTAGCTCTGTATCAATATGCCCATCATCCACAAAACCGCTACGTTCTAGCTCTCCAATGTCTTTTGGTGCTACACCCCGAGATACAATATCTGACAGTATCGCATGTGCCGTGAGCACGAGGGCTCGCTTTTTTGCTTTGTCAAGCTGTGCCATCGCCTCCCGATTGATTTTGACCTTTACGCTCTTAACTCTCATAATAGATCAATCTCCGTGCTGTAGATAACACCTAGCAGTTTTGGCTTTCGCACAGCGTATATCTGCTTCTTTTCTTCACCGATTTGTACAAAGCCTTGGAAAGCCGTTTTGCCCTCCAAGGCCTGTACATCACCGTGTATGATAAGCATACCGCTGAGGGATATCTGTTTGCTGTCTTTGCCGTATACAATCTTTGACTTTTCGTCGTAGATTGCCAATCCGTCGTAGATAACAGTCTCAATAGGTCCCTGGTCCTCTGTGTCCTGCTCCTGATAGACGACAACGTGTGTCGTGGCCTCCCAATCCGGGAAAGGAAAGGGGCTTACGATTACAACACCAGGCATCTTAGTCCTGTATCCTCTAAAAGATTGACGATTTCCTGTGTAGTGTTGATACCGCCATATGTTACGTTGGCCAGTTCGACCTTAGTGCTGCCCGCGTTATAGCCTTTGACGGGGTTTATGAGCATTGCCCCAAACTGCTTAATATAATCAGCCTGCAGGCAGACAGCACGACTTATGAGCTCTTGCTGATAGGGTGATAGGTTATCAAACCCTTTGCCCTTGATGCGGCCAAAACAAAGGTGGTCGATGCTGTACTCCGCATCTTTTAAGGCCTTGGGTAGCTCGTCTTGTGATATGAGGGTACCGCTGTAATTAGCGGTGTAGTATTCAGGTGTTGCATACATGCTATTCACCTGCTTTCTTTTGTTCCTTTTCATACTCCTTGATTCTTTTCTTTAACTGTTGATTTTCTTTTTCCAAAGCAGCATATTCACTGTATGCGATTTTCTTCTTTGGAGAGTATTCCAGCAGTTTTCCATCCTCCCCATAGATATCGTATCCTTCTTCAAGGTATGCATGCTTCTGCTCTTCGGCAATGGTGTACTCTTTATTGTCTTTTAATGCTTTCATGCTTATCCCTCCGCTTCTGCATTGATGATACATCCCTGTTTCAGCAGATCATCCAGCAATGCGAATGTTCCGTTGAAACGTCTGTTCTGATAAAGGTATTTGTCCGCAGTGCGGCTGTCATGACCTGGTGTAAATGCCTTGATATAAGAGTATTTGACGCGGGATACCTGTGCCTCAGGGTCAATCATGATGTAATTGATTTGTTTTCCTGCACTTGCTACCTGGAAGCCTTCTGTGAAGTCAAAAGCAGTCTTTAAGCGGCTTGCCGGCGCAGTCTTAATAGTGCTGATATCATCCAATGAGCGTACACGACGATCAATATTCTTCGCGCCACCAGATACCTCCAAGGTACGCTGGATGCCTTCTGCGTTTTTCAGTTTAGTTTTAAATGCAGGTGTACAGTACATGATAACACGTTCTAAAGGTACTCCTGCTTCTTCCATTGCCTCGATATTTGCGTCAAAATCAGAAAGGATATTTGCGGTTGTGATCGCTGTATTACTGATTTTTGCACCAACACGTTTTGCCTCTGTGTAGAGCTTAGAGAAGGTGTAACAATCTAATTCAGGAATAGCCTGCGTCTTCTCAAAACGTGATTGAATGTTTGCTAAGGAAACAATCTGATTCGTTTCGTCAACATCCATAGGGTCAATCGCGAATTCGATATCGCGATCATGGTCCAATGTCTTTGTTTCAAAGTCGTTACCATAAGAACCTGTGTTAAATGATAACGTCTTACGATTGTGATCTCTATAACCGGATACTGTGATTTTTGGTAATCGGATATCTTTTGTATTGATAATCTGAATGTCCTGATTTGTATTATACAACTCATTAGACATTAGCAAGTGCCCGTACATTTCAATGATACGTGGCCAAAATTGCGTTACATAATTTAATTCTGCCATTTATATAGCCCTCCTATTTTTTCTTTACTCCGAAAATATTGTCAAGTTGATCATCGACACCATTTCCGCCTGCAGTGCCTTGATTCCCTCCGCCAATCTGCTGGAATCCTCCTGCTTGTGTTGTGGACTTGAAATCAGGGAATGCCTTTAAAACTGTTTCAATGGCCGTTTTGATGTTGTCATCGTTCAGCGTACCATCTTCTTTTGTTGCGTTTGCACGGTCTACAAGCTTACTTAAAAATGGTACTTTTTCAGCCTGCACTCCTAGCGTCCCTGCTAATTCTGCAACTTTCGCATCAATCTGTGAGTTCAGGATTTGTGCTTTCAGTTGTGCATTTTCCTGCTGCATAGTCTGGATACGCTGCGCCTCTTCCTGCTGCTTCGTTGCCTGCGCCTGCTTATATTGATTCATTGCTTCACTGGCCTGTTCTGGTGTCAATCCCTGCTGTTTAAAATATCCTTGTAGCACCTTGTCTTCTGTTCCAGCTGAACGTTTTGAAACAACTTCCGCAAGCTTGTCATAATCAATCTGTTGTGTGGCTGTCACTTGCGCTCCTGCTTGCGCCCCGGTATCGCCACCTTCTCCGCCGCTTCCATCTTCTGCAAAAAGCTGAATATTCAACGGATATCTTAGGTAATTTCTCATTTTTAATTTCCTCCTGTTTATTCGGGTGTGCTCCCCTATCCTTTCGGACATGCACCTTTTAAAGCCTTGTCATGGTTGGGCATAAAAAAGCAAACTATTTACGTCCGCCTTTACCTTTCTTTTTACAAGACATGTTAATCACCTCCTTAACTCTATACCGTCCTTCACTTCAAATGCTTACCAAAATACGGTAGTTTGCGCTTGGGTGGGTCTTTCACGTGCCTTACCTCTCTTTCCGTTCTTCCGCAAAAAATGCAGGAACGCTTTATTTTCAACGTCCTGCACATCAATCTTTTATCATGATACTGGTCTTCTACTGTCTCACAAAAGCTATGCATGCACATTTCTTTTACCAGCTTCTTTTATTTTCTTGTGATAATGTGCTTGCATGCGAAATAAATCATCACTTTCATCATCATGTGTTTTATAGTACTCATCAATCTTGTAATCAAGTTCCTGCACAATCTTTTGCTGCTTCCTATTTGCCTTTTTCACGATGTTCCTCCACTAAAAAAGCACCCAGTTTATGAGTGCTCGTTTGCTGCTTCTCTAATTCTTTTTAAATACTCTTGCTCCATGACTCTAAGAGGGAGATATAGATCACCATTAGGCCACTTCTGCTTTTCTTCTTCGGGGACATTGTCATAAAACTCATCAGTTTTACGCTGTAATTCGTCCCAAAGCTCTTGCTGCTTTTTATTCAACTTTTGTTTTGGCATATCTAACATATCCCTCCCTATCTAACAGCTCAAAGGCTAGATCTCCAAAATCAATAAATTCAGCAAATATATCCACGTCCATGCTCGCTCTTAACTTTATATCCCGATATGATACCTCACTGAGGTCCTTTAGTACCTCTACTTCATAGCGCGTATTGCCATAAGTAGCTCGCAGCCGTTTAATCTCTGTTCCGAAATTCTGCAGAAATGCAAAATCGTCCTCCTGAAAGCTATTGCTTGGCTCTCCGGTGATAACGGGATGATTATGCAGCAACGTTGCGTTTTTCAGTATTGCATCTTCAAAGGCTACAGCTGCCTCTTTACCTACATATTTTAAGACCTTGCCATCCTCTTGAATGACATAAGCATTCTCAACCGGTAAATCCTTTATTTCATTTTCGTACTTTTCGATGTACTTGTCAATCTCTGAGGGGGTAATTGACTCGACGTATTTACCTTTAGACTTGGCAGCGGCGCCGCCCGTCCCATTGCCAAGCTTCACAGAAGTACCGTGCACTTTCTCCTTGCGTTGGCTGCGCTTAAATTCAGGATGTGCATCCAGAAAGTCTCTAAGATTTTTCTGTGCCTGCCTTAGACCAGCTCTTGCCTCTTTCCGGTCTTCGTCCTCCACAGTTCCAGCAAGTATCCTTTTACGTTTTCTGATTTCTCGTTCCAGCTTTCGCTGCCGCTGCTCATAGTTGTAATTTTCTAGGGCTATTTTTGGGTCTTGCGGTTTTGGCAGCCTTGTCACGCCCTCAAAGTACGTAGCAAGCGTGTGCCTGCAATTTGGGTGCAGAAGTCCTGCCTTAATAGCATCGGACAGCAGCTTATACTTCTCTTTGTATTTTGCAATGTATTCATCATTGGGATGGCTAAAAACATCATCAATGAGTATTTGTCCCTGCCAAGGCAAACAAAGCTTACAGGCGTTCGCATGGGCTGATACAAAGACCAGATGCACACCTAACTCGTCACGCTTGCTGCCCTCACCGAGTAATGTTGCTCTATGGCTCGCTGTGCGCAATGCCATTTCCGCATAGTCTGCAATATTCACGTATCTTATAATCTCGCCGTTTTTATCTTTATAGGCTATACAGTTAACGCCCTTGGCAAGAAAATCCTCTGTAGCCTTATCGATTGCCTTACCAAGTGATATAGCCCCGCTGGACAGCTGAAACTCAGTCTTAAAGATTGTTTGACGGTACACGTCATCCATCTTGCGATATACAGCTTGTTGCACATCCTCAAAGTCATTTTTTGTTGATTTGATCAGTGCGTCAAGCTTTTTCTTGTTCATGCTGAAAAACTGTTTTTCCTGTGGAGGTTCTTCGCCAGGCAGAGCAGTGCTGACTCCATCCTGCGGCAGTTTAATATCAGCTTTACGCTCTCCTACGCTAAAGTGATTACGTAAGACCTGCTCAATCGCTGCGCTGATTCGCTTTTTAAACCTGTATATGACGCTGGTTGTCTCCTTGCGGTACTCCTGCAAGTTACGCAGTTTAGCCTTTTGCCACATTTCCCAGCTAAATCCGTGCGCCTGTTCTTCAACTTTATGATTGATAAAGTTACGGCGCAGTGATGCCACGAGCTCCATCTCCATTTCCTTGAAGATATCCCTCAGTGCATATGGATCTTTCACTTTCTTTGCCATTATTCACCTTCATAATCTTCTGGTGTAGGTATCGTACCGCCTAAATCATCAAACTCTGATATAACAGGCTCTTGAGTTTCCATGACGCCATTTTCAATACGTAGCCGCTTTATTTCTTCTGCTTTCCATTCCTCATCTTTACTATCACCATACATTTCATCAACCGATGCCTCAACTGACATAATGACTTTGCCTGGTCTTGCTTTAGCAACAGTTTCCACAGTCGCTTCAAACGATGGACTTGCATATTCCCCGAAATTAACTGTAACATCGACATCGTTACCACTCGAATTTTTTGTGTAAGTATCAAATGCCTTGATAACGCAGTTTATTACCTCAGGAAGTGTTTTTTGTATCGCTTCAATGATGATATTTCTTGTATACAACGTGGTTTTTTCTTTTTCTCTCTGTGCTTCCGCATTATCCATCTTTTTTGTATCAATACCTAATGTAGATGGTGATATAACTCCCTGCAAACAGAGGTCTAGGAAAGAAATATAAGATTGTAGATAATTCTCAGAAGGGATGACAGGTTGCGTGACATTGATTTGATTTTCACCTTTTTCCTTCATGTTGCCTTCTATCATCAGGAATCTATCATCATATTGATTGAATTGCAGCATCTGCCCTGTTTCTGGATCACGAGGAATAAGCGCCTCCGGAATATATTGCTTTGTCCTGGCGGCTCTTACAGCATCTACCCACTGGCTGATAATCTCATCCAGCCCGTCAAAGGATGATGTTTTCTTATCAAAAATACTTTCTCCGCGATTCTCCCACTTTGTGCTATCCTTAATCTTGAACGGTACAGCCATTGCAAATCGACCGTAGACTTCATTTTCACCTTTTTCATCCGGCAATTTATAGCCAGCGAAGGCAACATCAATAATGTTAGCTGTTTGAGGGATAGTTGATAATGGCAAAGGATCATCCATGCCCCATTCTGTTAAAACATTTTTGATGTACCCCTTGCCGTAGTGCTCGTAATGAACATAACGCTTGTGTGCGTGCTTATATTCAGTCTTGAATACACATTCCGCAAAACGGCCACGTTCATAGACGATTTCCACCTTATCCCCAGGAACAAACTCTATAATTGGATATTGTGTAAGCTTCTTATCAAATGAGATTTTAAAAGCGCCGTCACCAATGAACAGCGCTTCTTTAATTGCCTTACGTAAAACCTCATTGAAATTGTTATCTTTGCTGATGTTATCCCAATCTATTTGCCGCGCCTCGACCTCGATGCCATTTAAATCGCGTATTACGATATCAGTAAGGACCTGCACCATCAACGAAGGAAGACCTGAATGAATCTTGCGTATCTTTATACGGGGGCTCGCTGCCCAGAAGTATGAATTGTCGCGCTCTAGTTGTTTGTAAAACTCATCAAGTTCTTCTGGATCGCCTCGCATCCATATACGATTTTTTATCGCATTAGACTCAAAGTTAAATGTTTCATTCAGATAATAAATGTTTTTCTGCGCAGGTGTGATATCGAGCCATGCTCTTATCACGTTCTTTGCTTTATTAAATAGTTTCATTGCCCACCTCCTATGGATCGGATGTCTTGATATACTGCACAAATGGCAGCCATCCATACTGACCAGCATTGATTGTATGGTCATTTCTATCTTCTGGCTCGTATTTATCTTCCTGCCAACTGTAAACCTCCAGCTCTCTGATGTGATGTACGCAGTCATCAACAACTAGATAATCACCATGATATATCCACCCTTGCTGCATATGGATACGGTCAATGATGGTTGTTTCTTTCCATGCGTCGTTAAATGTATAAATACACGGGTGAGTCCGCTTATATTTGTATAACTCTGTCAGCGTAGCTTGGTCTGCGCAGTCAACAAATACATTTTTTGCAAATCCCCAATCCTCCCTGTTTCTGTCAAGAAAGTCTATAAGTCTTCTTACAACATCACTTGGCGCAAGCGGTGTATTCAGATCAGCGTTGTTGTATACTTCCTCGTTTAGTATGATGACCTTACCGCATGTTGTAATGCCGATGAACAATAAAGCAATGGTATCCGGACTATTCGCTGAGTACGATGTATCAACGCCAACAGTAAAATACCGATACGTATATTTCTTCGCATCGGCTTTTGATATGACATTTTTACTTCTACTGAAATTCGGGAATACAAGCCCTGTAGCACGACCACGTAGACCAAGAATCTTATTCTTATACATTTTCGTGCCAGGTGCCACTGCCTTTTTCTTTCGCTCAATAGCTTCCTGTGACAATGCAGCATTGTCGTTGAAATTGAAATACCAGTGTACCCACCCTTTTTCTGCAGGCTGATTCAGCATATACAATAATTCCTCTGGATAATCTTTTCTGTATTTTTTCAGAGGTCGTGACCTGTTAAGAAACTCATCATATACAGGAAGAGAAGGATCATCAGGGTTTGAAGTCGTCATCATGTAAACACAGCGGTGGGATATCTCACGCAAAAACTCCATATCAGCAATGTTTACCTCATCAACATACACACATCCTACTTGACCACCAAGCACTTTCTGCCACCGCTTTTTATTGTCATATCCACATATGTAAATGATCTTAGTGCCTTTGTTTGTTTGATACTCAATATGAGGCAATCTGATTTTACGTTTACCGGATGGATAGTACTCTGCTACTCCGTCGAATTGATCGAGCAGCATCCGCTCTCCATTTATGACGTTTTTTTCCACTGTACCTAGATCAGCACCAGCGATAACATGAAACCTTATGCCGCTATTTGCAACCTTACACATGAATTTGAAAATGCCGACGGTTGTTTTACCACAGGCTGTAACACCTTCCAGAAATTCTCGCTCAGTGTCTAAGCGAAGGAAATCCTTGAACTTAGGCGATAGTAATAACATTGGTTGTGTCATACGTCATCATCTCCAAGTGGTTGCATTTGATCTACAATACCAGTGATAGCATCCATTTTGTTCTGTACGCTCTCATCAGGAATATCATTGCTATCTGCTTTCAACTTATCCGTCTGTGCTCTTAACTGCTCGATCTGTGCTTTCTGCAAGTCTGTAGCCCATCCCATATGGTCAGATAGCCATTGCAACGCCTTCATGCGGTCCGGAAGCTTAATAGATGCGCCATCCTTCCCCTGCTTGACTTCGCCTATGAGAGTACCGTCTACAGTTGTGTGATGTCGGAAGTGTACGAAGTTCTTGCTCACAACATCCCCGCTGTCTGCATCAATTTGATCAGAACCAAATTCAAGGAAATCTGTTATGTCCGCAAAGGCAATATCCATGTACTTCTGGAAGATATCTTCTTTTGTGAGCATGGACCGTGCATAGCGCTCTTTTTTGAGCCGCATGATTTCATCTTTTATCTTTGGGTTTCCTAGGGTCTTGCTTCCTTCACACATTGCTGTTTGATATGAGCAATCATATGCTTTCTTGTACGCTGATGTTGCGTTGAATGACTTTGAGTAATACAAACAAAAAAGGCGCTGTTTCTCGGTCAGTTCTTCATTGTTCAGTGTTTCTATTTCCTCCGGCAGCAACTCTGTTTCAGGCGGCCCTTTGTCTTTATCTGCATCTGCAACCAAAGTTGCAACTTTTTTCTTGTTTGGTTGCAACTTTTCTTTCTTCCATGCTCTGGATGCTAATGACTTTATAGAGGATTCTTTTATACCGGTTATCTCAGATATTTCTCGGTACTTCTTGCCTTGCAGCCATAGCTCTTTTGCCTGCTGCTTGGTTTCTTCATCAATAACCGCCATATGATCTCTCCTTTCATTTCGCTTTATTATAATTCCAATGACTGCTTGTACTGTATCCTACTGTGTTTTCAGTCCGCCTGCGTGCGTTTTCTGCGTCCAGTGCCTTACGCTCTGCCTTATACCATTCGCACGCTCCGTGGCATCCTGGATGGCGTTTAGGGCAGTCTTTACATACTGTAATCATAAACTACACCTCTATTTCACCAGACATTAGCTTTTCAAGCAGTACGTCTCTCAACTCGGCTAAAAGTATATTTTGCTTGTTGTTAAGATACATAATATGAGCTTTCCAACTGTTGATAATCTGCATAATCAACTCTGATGCAATCTCCTTGTCTTGCTGTTCGATCTTGATTTCGTTTTTATTCTTGCTGACACGTATAAAGTGTTCTTCGTCAACTGCTATTCCTAGATGTTTGACTGATTCATTCCATTCTCGCATCATCTTATTACTTCGTTCTTGCAATTCGTATATATCATACATGCCGATGCCTTTCGCAAGTGATTCATTGATTGTAATTTTGGTTACATTCTTGTCTCTTACATTATTATTTATGTCATTGACAATATCTTTGATATCACGGTGGATTGTTTTATATGCAATGTCTATATATCTGCTTGGCATCAATATGTAATCCAATGATTCGATGTCTTTTATAGATGGGTGACTATAAAATTCTGTAATCGGATCAGCGGCTTTTATGGCATCCAGACATCGCTTGATGTTATTTGGAGTAAAGACATTGAACTCTTTTTTATACACTCTGTTTGTGTGCGAATTACTGCCGTATTGCCCTTTTTGTTCTCTTACTTCCTGTGCGCATTGTTGGCGCATGTCAACCATATGCACTTTGTTGCCTTTTCTCTTTTTGTCCAGGATAACGATACACGTAGGTATGGATGTTGACACAAACATTCTATCTGGCAAGGTAATAACCGTATCTATGATATTACCGTTTACCATCTCTTTTCGGATACCTTGTTCTGGTCCTCCTGCACTTAATACTCCATTTGGCAGTATAAAAGCGCATCGTTCTGCCTTGTTTAATGCGTTTAGCATAAAAGCATAATTCGCGTTGTTTTCTGGCGGTACTCCATACTCCGCAAATCTATTGTCGAATGCCGCGAACATTGGATGCTGCCATTTGATGTTATATGGCGGATTACTGATGCATCCGCTTATGTTACTGTAATCGACATCGAGACGGTCTATTTCTGATACCATCGAAAACCTTTCACCTTTTGTTAATTTATAACAGTGGTATGTCTCGTCAGCTAAAATATCCTTTCGCACTACATATCCTTTGATATTCCGCACCGACAAATTAAACAATAGATACGGCATGACATTTTCGTCCAATTCTTCACAGATAAATTCTGTATCCGGATGTTGCGACCAATACTGTATTGTCAACGATCCGCTTCCTGCGCATTGATCATATACTTTGCTGCATTCACCCAATAACTGGCATAATAAAACACCGATTGTTTTCGGTGTGTAGTCTTGTTTCTTATCTTCTCTGTCTGCCTCGTAGTATTGGTATATCATTTGCAGCCAATCTGTTTTTAAATCACCTACAATATCCACGAATGACTTATGGTATTTGAAATCGTTGTTTATTGAAACATCTATAAGACGATCAGTTAGTTGCTTTGTGTCATTGGCATTAAAAAGCGTTTTGATTTTATTCAATAATTCCGTTAGTTCCATGTCATCATTCCTTTCGGGTATATAAAAAGCACGTTTTCTCCTGTATCCCTTATAACGGGCAGTTCTACGTGCTTTGTTTAACAGGCTCTCGGTTAATAGCATACGTCTATGCATCCTTGGCCTCTATAGAGTTATCTGTGCCACATTGTTAAGAGGTGCGATAACTACGTTTTGATTTTAAAGCGCCTTTTTTATGTCTGCCTACATGAGTGCGCTATCTCATCATTGACCAACTCGTTTCCTGCTGGTTTGCCAAGCTCATTTCGTCAGCCCAGGCCCTTAAAACGCCTATCTCATTGTTTTTTAAGGATATTTGCATAGATAGGAAGATTACTTACCCTAATCTACAGGCGATATATGGGAAAGGGGTGGGATCACCTGCAGATTACGGCAGGCATCCTAAGATGCCGCGTAAGTAAACCGTAAGGGGAAAGTGAAGCACAAGGAAGAGGATCGCACCTCATCCCCCGTACTTCCACGCTATCATTATATCACGTCAAACCCAGTCGCAACGTGACAGTTTCATAAAATATTACTGTTTTTTGAGCAAATTTGACTTATTGCACGTTCTGCACGCTTCCGTACTAATTCCTCACCAATATCCATTTCCCATCCCACTTTCTTAGAGCCTTCGCCACGATTTCTCATGGTATATAGTTTCACAACATCATAGTATTTTTCTGGCAAGACACTTATCCATTTGTCTATCCTGTCCATTTTCTCTTCAAATGGGGCTTGTAATTCTTCTAGTGCAGCCGATTTCATCATGAAACGATCCTGTGGACTTTTCCCATCTGAAACACCATTAGACATACGTATTATACTACCACCTGTAGAACAACTGAGAGAACGTTGTTCCCTTTCTAAAAGATGCCATTTGTATAAGTACAGATAGTAATTTTTGAGTTCTCCTTCCACATAACCTCTCATAAACTCATCCTCATCAATTAAAGGTGCTTCTTCATCACGCCAACTCATTTTATCACCACTTGCCTTCGTGCTCGTTGATTATACATATCATCAAAAAGGTAAAATACAGCATTACTGCCAGTGCTATATCAATCATGTGTATACCTCCTCTAGGTACTGCTGCAGCTCTCCAATCGTATAAAACAATAATTGTAGATTTTCTTCATGCAGTACATATGCGCCTTTTCCTGCAATTCTGATTTCATCAATTTTAACGTTATATACTTTTTCTAAGGTCGTTCTCCGCATTTTTCAACCTCCTCGCTGCCATCCGAATAAAATACCACAACCTGCTGTTTGTATGTATACGGCTGTCTATGCTATTGTATTTTTTCATTGCCTGTCTCCCTTGCCGCTCCTTAGCATACAAAATAATAATTCTGTGATTGATTTTTTTCGGTATTTTGAATATGCGTCTCTGATTTTATGCAGTCTCCAATCATTACTGTCGCCTTTAAATTCAGTTGGGTGATCAAACTCTTGCCAGCAATCGCTATTTTTTCTCCCCATTGCAGCAGGCACCGGAACAAGCACACCAACACCATTCGGGATATCATGTATAACTTTTTTGTATAACTCCATCGGCATAACAAGGTAATTTTCTTCGGCGATAAAATTTTGTCCGTATCCGCTTTTAAAATCATTTACGCAGCTTTTTACCTCGTAGCAGATAAAGATGCCTTTTTCCAAACCACTGATGCTCATTTGGTTTGGTGGCACAAATTGCATGTAATCAACTCTGCACGCATCTTTCGTGCCGTAATCGATGGTAACCTCACTGGCATAGTATTTACCGATACCGGTAAACCTTTGCTGATAAAGGATATCGCCTAACAGTATAGTAATCTCCTTGCGCGTCATTGCTGCACCTCCCTGCGGTAAAAACGATTTTCTTCATATACATCCGTCATAAAGTTTTGACATTCTCTATCTGGCATTTCCCATTGAAATTCGATTTCTTTTTCTTTTGCACAATTTATTCTCTTTTCATAAATCAAATTATAGATTTTATTTTTATCATCCCAAACCCACATACCTTCTTCCAAATCTTCAAATTTTAGAGGCTGATTGTCAAAATGTTCATTTATTAGTTGTTCTAAGTAGTTATCGCAATTATTAACTTCATCGATATTCTCTTCTCTGCAATTGCATGAGGTATATGCTAAACCTCTCATTCTGTTTTTAGCAATCATACAGTTCTTTTTAGTTAATTCCATCTTACACCTCCTAAAATGGCAGATCATCACTGGCGATATCCAGTGTACTGCTTGTCTCATATGGCTCCTGATAGCTCTGATTATTTACCTCTGGTACAATTGCATTGCTTGCAGCTGCGCTTTTGCTTTCCAGAAACTGTACGCTGTCTGCGACAACTTCTGTTACATAAACACGTTTACCGTCCTTATCATCAAAGCTGCGTGTCTGGATTCTTCCTTCCACGCCGACCAGTGAGCCTTTATGTGTATACTGTGATACGCTGTCCGCAGTTTTATTCCATGCTACCGTGTTGATGAAGTCAGCTTCCGGCTGACCATCCTGTTTGAAACGACGGGTGCAGGCTACTGTGAAGCTTGTAACGCTGACACCGTTTGCAGTTTTACGCAGCACTGGGTCTTTTGTTAAACGACCGACTAATACAACTTTGTTGATCATATTTCAACCTCCAGCAATCCGTGATTTTCATAAATATTTCCGACGACTTCGATACTTTTCTCGTATTTTTCGATGTTCACTTCCAATAATTCTTTGATATCATATTCGTATTCTCTTGATATTTCACCGTCGATTAAGTAACGAGCACTGAATCCGATGTCATTCCACACAATTACAAACAGATTACATCCATTAACAGTTTGGTGTATGTCTATGATATCTCCCTCATAGATTTCTTTGCCATTCATGTCTTTTAATCCTGTATATTGCATGACGATAAATGCACGTTGCTCTGGTGTGCCCGGAAAAATCTCCCATGCAGGAAGATTCATGATGTCACCCCATTGCAGCATTCTGTTTTCTATTAAATCCCATACTCTAAATTTTAATACTTTCATTATTTTTCACTCTCCTAACGCAGCCTATATAGGTTGCCATTCTGCAACGCAACCATTACATTACTAAATCACTCCACCCAATGTCTTATTAAATTTAATCAATAAGTCATACGGAAACCCATGTGCTGACAGGTATTCGAAATACTTTTTTGTATCTTTAAACGACTTTATATTGTCTGTATGTCCATGCGTATATTGAGTAAATATGATTTTTTCAAGTGCTTTTACATAATCTCTCTTTTCGATTTTTCTTGGTGCTGATCCCATGCATATTCTGTTTTCCGTCAGCATGTTTGGCATGGCGTATTTGTAAAGCTCCGTATCTTGGCCTTTAAACTCCTTGTAGCAATATGCATAGATGCTGTCAACATTGTTAGTTTTATACGTCATGATGTAGATAGAATTGGGAAATGAAATATTGTACGCTGTGTTTTCGTACGTCACTATCCTTTTATGCTCTTTTTGCATGATGACAACACAGTTATTTCCTATCCCGATTATCTGATCACTATACAGTACGATATCCCTTTTTCTATTTTTTTGATCCCTGTTTTCAGCAAATGTTTCCAGTTTTTCAATCAAGTCATCAATCTGTATGGCAGAGAAATATTCTCGGTTTCGCGCATTATCGTATTCTAGTATTTCGGCATCAGAATTAAGGTCGTTAATCCTCACTATTAACTGCTTCAAAATAACACCTCCCTCATACTGCTCCTACTCCTCAACAGCATAAACAAATAATCATCTGCTTCCATTTCATTGAAAACGCTTAATTCATTACCATCTAAGTTTCTGACCTTTTCACTCAGGACTATCTCATCATAGATATCTTCCACATCCTCTGCATTTAATGTTATGTCTGCTTCTCCATAGCCGGAACACCCAAAACCTCCATAATAGAATAGTCCTGGGCATACCTCCGAAAACCCCATTGTGTTTAATATTTGATAGATTGATAAATATGATACTTCTCTTTCATCAACGACAATAACCATCGAATAAAAATCATAATCATATGTTATGTCATCAGCGTCATTTGCTTCGAGTATCTTTATCAGTTCATCGTCTGTAATACCTGTAAATTCATCCTCTAGATCAGTCCAGTTTTCTTGTAAATAATCTGCGAGTATGCGTTCATCAGTATGTCCCGATAACTTCCTACCTCTTTTTGTATATCGGAAAAATGATTCAAGCATGCCTTGCCCGTAATCAGAAATTATAAACTGCGTTGTCATGCAGGATAAAATTAACTTTATGATTACATTATCAACGGCAAAGACATCCGTCATATGGTAATCTGCTATCAAGAATTCAAATGGGTTTATTTCATTATCTCTGATTATGTAACCATTCTCTGAGATGTTGTCCATGAGTGTATTTACAAGTTCGTTATCTTTGCACCGTTCCATAAATTCCTTAAAATACCACGCAACACTGTACTCATCAATTTTTACAGAATCAGTAATGTATCTCCTCAAATTGTTTAACAATGGTAACACCTTCTTTCACTTCGCCGTGAACTATTGAGCTGATATGCTCCAGCAGCACCGTGGCCATACGAAGGTTTGTGACAAGGTATTGCGTATTACCAATAGCAGCCTGCGCCTCACAGCTTTTATCCGCTGGGTGTTGGTCATTAGATAATTTATAGCAGTCACTCCTTAAAGCTCCTACCTCGTTACTTTTCAGTTTTGCTTTTACATATACATTGCCCTCGTATTCGCTGTTTGCGGAATCTAGGTAGATGCATTTATCTAATTTGCGATACGTACTTTCCAACAGGAGACGCGTTTTATCATTATCAACACATCCAACAAGTACCGGCACAAAATCCTTGTATTTCTGCAGGAAAGAGATAATCTCATCTTTTGTTACATATTTATCTACGGCCTCACAGATATTGCCGTAAAAAGTGTTGATTTTCTTAGACAATGCCAGCGCCTTGTTTTCGTTGATATCATGTTTCTGATATGACTGACGTACCATGTTTTTTTCTTCTACTGTGTCACCATCAATAATGGTCATACGGTGTGGCGTGTCAATCAACAGTTTAGGTATGTCTCTGGCCAGGAGGGAGCCGGTACCTCCTACTCCCACAATTACAAATAGATATTTCATACTTACCCTTTTTTGTGCTGCTGGAACACCGGTACAAGCACGTTATCCTTTTCCATGTAGTCATACGTAACGTTCCCGGAAAACTCGTAGAATCCATGCTGCAGCATTGCCTTGGTGATTTCATCTGTTGTATACTCTGCACCATCTTCAAAGATATGTGAAACGTCTCTTTTCTCAGCTGCAAGGTAGATTTCAAACGGATACTTGTACTTCTTTCCTTTTGGCTTCTCCTCTTTTTTTACAACAGTCTTTTCAGCTTTCTTATCCTTTTTTTTCGGTTTTTCATCGACCGTTTTTGCTGTAAGCATACTCATTAAATCCATTATACTACCTCCCTATCTGGCTGATTTATATATGCACATACTGCTGTGGTTTCGTCTTTATTAAAAATCATCATTCTATCGTTAAAGCTTAGTACGATTTGATTCTCTTCCTCCAGTTCTACGATTTTTAGCACATCATCAATATACAATTTGACATTTAATTTACTTCCCTTTGCCAGTTCACTTTTTACAACAATGTCAAATTCGTTTGTTTCTGATTTGGCCAAAAGATGCAGGCCACCATCGAAAACAATTTGGACCTCAGATGAATATCCTCTAAGCATTTTTAGTGTATCAATAAACTGCTTTTTATCTGCGGCTACTGCACAGATTTGCTTTGTATCAAGCTTTGGCATGTCCATCGCTACAACGATGAGTGATATGTAAAATATCCCCTGCGGACCGATGAACGCAGCTCTCTTGCCGTCCGTCATGCATGTTTCTGCTGAGCTGATATACTTAAATGCTTCTTTAGGTACACAAATCGGCTCTGCAGCTCCTGTATCCGCTTTTCGCATGTAGATGCATTTTGAATTAGAGATTAAATATCCGGTTGGTGTAATATTTACACCGTTTAACTGGACATGTGCTTTATCATTCCCGACAAATTTCTCGCCGGCGGCGAAATCACATGGCTTTACATTCAGCTGAATAGCGTTATCATCTAAACTTGTATCCGGAATCTTCTCTTCTTTCATGTTTGCGAGAAGGATATTGCCGTTCTGGGTTTTTATGTGTATCTTACTATCTTTCACTTTTAAATCAAAATCACTCAACATGGATAAAGTCTGGTAATCTTTTTTACTTAAGGTAAATTCTGTTTTACCGCTGTCTTTATCCAACAAATATTGATTTATAATGCCGTAATCAATATCAGAATTGTGGACATTTATTTGCTTTCCATCAATCACAATATGGTTTATGGTCATAGCATCGCGAAACATGGATCCGTTTAATTTCATAGCTCCACCCCACAATCCATTGCCGATAACTGACCAGCTGCTACCTTCGTCCTTTTATGTCTTACAATCAGCTCATAGCCTGCAGATGATAGGTAATTGATCATGTCGTCAGCCGGCATCACCGCACCGGTATCCAGATAAAGCAACAAACTTTTATCTCCTGCATCATATTTTCTCAATATCGCGCATACGTCACTATACTCTCGTACGGTGATTCTTTCGGATGCTAGAAACGCATCCTTGAATGCTTGTTCCACTTCTGACGGCATTTCTGCTGTTCTGGCTAAATAGTTCACCATTTCTTGTTCACATACGTGTATACCTTCCGCTAAAACAGATTCACGCATTTTGTTATCTGCGATATATCCATATTGTGCTGCTTGATCAGCTTTCCTGCTTTTAAAAATTCTTTTTTGAGTCATTTTATCTCTCTCCTCCCTCATACTGTTCGGGCGTGAATCCTCTCTGTTTCCATTTCAGCAGGATACGGTCTACGTAATCAATGCTCTGTTTGTCATAAGTCAATGCCTCACGTAAGGCGTATCGTATCAGCCGGTCTTCGTGTTCCTCTGCCCACTGGCAGATTGTCTGTATCTCACGTTGAGATAATGGTCTGCCGAATCCCTGCTCATACAAATCAATGAGCGATGAGTTGTATATGTCAGTTTGCTCCTGCACTTTTTCTTCAAGCTGTTTTTCGACATCCGGAAACGGAGATACGCACGCGTTGTTTATATTATTTAAATGTCTTTTACTATCCTCTACTATACTAACCTTACCTATCCTATCCTTACCTAACCTAGGCGTACAAGTTGTATCCAGTATGTATCCATTCTGTATACATGATGGATTTTTGATCGTATATGCCTTATTTTGCTTAAGTTCTAGCATAGATTTTTCGAGCTCGTATGCTGTTGGTTTATACCTATCTTTCTGTATGTAATTATGCATTTTCCAGTGCTTGATAACGCATATTCCTGTATCAAAAAGATAGATAAAATTCTTCATCAGAAGGAGCTTCATATCATCCTCAGAAGCTCCTATCATTCTTTGCACTCTTTTTGGATTTCCCAGAAATCCATCATCATCCGCTTTCATTCCCAAATGGAAATACAATGCTTGTGCTGACAATGACATATCCTGGAATGCGTCGCTGTCTATTATCTGTGACGTAAACATTCTTCTTTCTGCCAATTTACCACCTCAATCTGTTAGCTTTCTGTGACAAAAATCTCACATTTGCTGTTGTCTATCTCAATACGTGTTTCATTTGTATTAGCACTTGCACAACTAATTTCTATACATATCGTATACTCTTTGAGCAAATCCTCTGGAACACATCGTTCTACGATGTTTTTCATTTCTTCCCAATTCATTTCATGTCTCCTTTATCTCAATACCATTTAATTCAGCCATTAGGCGCCGTTTTAAGCGGTACACAGGCGTTTTTACTCCTTTGGCATCCTCCACTATCGGCTGACCGTTTCCGTCGTTATACGTAAAGTCTGCTATGTATCTGATAGGCATACCGTACTTGCTCTTGGGTATTAACTCAAACGGCACCTGCAGGCAGAGGTTTGTTATCTCCCATGCCTGCTCCAGTAGCCGTAATTCTTGATATCTCTTGGCTTCGCGCTTACTATCAAACATTATCCCATCCACCTCTGTTTTGACTGCTCCGTATTTGCTCTTTTTAGGCTTTGTGGGCGGTGTTTGTGCAGAGGTATACTTGCGTCCGTCTGGGTAGTTAATCGTACCCATAGCAAGCAGTGTCGAGCCCTATCTTTGCGGCATAATCTAACGCCACATCAATGAGCTTGGTCATTTCTTTAGTGTTGAATGTACTTGATCCGGGATACAGCCGGTAAATCAAATAGCCTTCCTGCTGTGCAGGGCGCAAGACTTTGACTGCGCGCAGACCTTGAACCTTGTGAAATTCCTCTTCTGCTTCCGCCAGTGCCACCAAGTCGGTATGCTTGGCATCTGCCAGCTCCAGCAAAGCACAGTATGTATCCCAATCGTTTGCAAGGTGTCCATCCTCTTGCTCTGCAATGTCATGGATGATTTTCCACAGCAGCGCATTCTGGTCGGTTGATCGCTTACTCCTTGGTTTTGATATCTCTAAGGCATATGGCTGTGTTTCAAGGCCTTTACAAGCTGATATCCAGTTATATGAGTGTTTGTCTACCTTAAAGGTGATTTCCATGTCACCGTCTTCTGTGAGGCTGCGGCGCTGGAATGTAGCTATGATTCTTTGCTTTGCCATAATTACTCCAAATAATTGCGGCGGAACACCATCATAAATGTGTCATGACCATGCAGTGCCTCAAAGCGCCGCTGGCACTCTTGTTTAAGCTGCAAGTCTAACGCTTTATCAAAATGTACTCCGTGGTCTGACATGTTGTGGTACTCCGCTGTAAGGTACACCCAGCATCCCCACTTTTCAGACTTCTTGCGGTTTGCTGTGCCGTAAAATATATGATGCTTGTGCAGCTCCAGAGTAGAGTGCGTTATATAACACTCTTTCTGGTCCTGCATGATTGATTTAGGCATTTTGTACACCTTCGTGTTTCATGTCATATAGCCTAATAAGCTCTCTGTATGCGTTGCATACATTTATGTTATGCTGTCCATCGTTTCCGAGGTTTTGGTCCTTGATGCCCATTTTTGCAAGTAATTTAACAACACCTGGTTCATAGCAATCAATGTTGCGCTTTTTTAATTCTTCGCGTAACTCGACATATTCGTTTTTGCTGCGGTTAATCAATTCTCTATCTTCTGGTTTATCCTGCTGTTGCTTGTGCTCATCCGTGTCTGCATCTTTAGCATCATCGATTGCAAACAATCCGTTTAAGGCATATTTTCTTGCATATGACGATGCCGTTCCGGTTACCTGGCTCTCGTCCATACCTTTTTTCTCGGCGCTCTCTCTTGCGTATGCCGTATTAGAGATACTTTCTTTTGTTGCCCAACATGTGATTGTTGCGGTAGCTACGATATAATATCTGCTACCGATTAGTTGCAATTCATCATTTACGGTCAATGTTGTCTTATGCTTATTACACAGAGGTTTTGCCGCTTCAAGGATGTCTTCACAATTCCGATAATAATATTTACCGAATTTATTCCATTGATTTTTCGGTGCTTTTAGTTCGCATTGGATCATGGATAACTTTTCGTATATTCCTGCTTCTGTCATTCTGGTCACCTCACTGCTCAGTTGTTTCATCGTCACACTGGTTATCACAGCACTCTGCATGTTTGCTCCTGTAATAAGGGCACCACTTATTTACGTTGCAGTAGTTGTCGCAGCGGTTGTCTGCACCCTCACGTTTCACAATGCTGTGTTTATCATCCAGCATCATATTGTCAAAATAAGCTCTTGCATCCCCTTCTGTTTTAAACAGCTTCACAGCTGATTTGCGTCCTTTTTTCATTATTGCGTATGTGTCATCTTTGTGCCAGCGCTCTTCCGGTGTGCAGCTCGGCAAATCTGCATCATCCATTTGCTCGCAGTCGCTTAAATCTTCAAATCGTCGCTTTATCCATCCTTCAATTTCAGCAAAATCTGTATCTGTAAAATCCCAGCCGATACGATATACAGGATGCTGCGGATAGTTACCACCTTGCAGAGCCTTTGCTTTGCTCTGGTCTTTGAGCATGGCCACTATCTCGCCACGATGCGCGTCAAAGCCAATCTGTCGCAGCATCCAGCAATAAATCAATGTCTGCTTACGATAATCAGCCCAGTCATTAAACAGTACCTTATTAACTGACGCTGTCTTGTAATCGGTAACTGTTCCTGTCTTATCGTCGTAGAGGTCAAATATTCCGCTCAGCTTGTAACCATTAGCCAGTTCTATGACCAGCTTATTTTCTTTTAGCTGATTTTTGGTTTCCTGCGCCTGCTCCAAAACGTTGTGTACAGCGGTGCCAAATATCGCCCATATCATTTCTGATACATCCCGTTCAATTTCATTGTCATGACGGCGTTCCAGTATGACCTGTCCCGGCCCTTTTAACAGAGCTGTAACACTATACTGCTTTGGTTTGTATGTATGTTCACGCATAACTGCCGCTACAATCGGTTCCGGCAGGTTAAGCTTATTTGTTATTATCATCATTAGCCTCCCGAATTTCTTCCAGAAGGCCTTTCATTTCCTCCTGATAATCGTCTGTTTCAATGTATGTCTTATACTGGTTGATTTCTTTTAAGACATTTTCAATCTCGTTCTCTTCCAGCCTGTCCATGACTGTTTGATACCTTGCATCATCACCTATTGATTCTGCAAACACGAGATAAAAGTCAGTCAGCAAATGATATTCGTATGCGCTGCGTAGCCTCTGAATGTATTCATCGTTTTGCTTGTTATCGTCTACATACTTGTCAATATACGCCTCTCTAATTTCCTCGTTTGTAACGCCTTCGTCGTCCAAAAATTCGGATGCTAAGGCAGTTAATTTCTCTATTTCGATATAACCCTGCTGTTTAGCATCTATATATACGGGTAAATCTTCAAGCACATGGGCCCTTTCGTGATAACTGATCATTCTGAATATAGCTCCGTTTATGCTTTTAATAAGAAATTCGATACTGCTGCATTTGAGGGAATATGATACATCCTCTTGATCTCCCCATGTATTCGGTCTACTGTTGTCCCGCAGGTTCAGGCGAAACACAATTCTCATATTTTCCGTTTCAATTTTTGTCAATTTGATAGTGATGACAAAATCCTTATACTCAAACAGCGTCCATGTTTTCTGCCATAATGCAGGGTTAAGATAATTCTTGATGATAAAACTGTAGTCCATTTTCCAGATTTTTATTGCTGGTAACATATCTCTTCCTCCTTAAAATATTTCTTGTGTTGATTTTGTGCTACGCTCCGCAGCTGTCATAAGTGTGTAATCTTTGCCATCCTCGTAGATCGGGAAAACTTCATCACTTGGGGTTCTTCTCCAAGGTCCTTCGCTTTCCCACACGTCATAGATACATTTACGACACATTTCTTTTCCGCCTCTCCAGTGCAGCATACCGTAATATTCCTGTTTCCCACACTTGGGACATACAATGACCTTTTTCATAATGTCATTCATATTCAGCAATCCTTTCTTCTTTCTTAGCTTCTGCATCTTCCGCCTGCAGGTCTTCCGCTTCCTCGGCTGACGGCTCCCACTCTTCGTCGTAGTGGTCTGGGTCCATGTGGTTATAGATGGTTTTCATGATGCGCCTCCAATAATACGATGGGGTCGCATATAGCTCCCATACGCAGGGTGTTGTACATGCTGATAACCAGGTATATAGTTAATACTGCATGACCGATTACTATGTATTCCCACATCATCAGTCCTCCAGCTCATGCTCTCTCAGCCATGTTTCTAAGCCTTTAACTGTAAGAGTTAACTCTTTTATCCTGTGTATTGTCTCTTTGATGCAGTGTTCTACTTCTGCATTTTCTTCGGGCAGCCAGTACCCTTTTTCTGATGACACTGATATAATCGGTATCCCTTCGATTCTTAGGTCTTTGATTATGTTTCTGTTTGTGCGATCATCCATACCGGTTATTTGCTTTAACATCGGTCTGGAGATTGCGTTTTCTTTGCCCTTGCGGAGTATCATTCGCACTTGATTTTTGGCAAAGATATACGGTGTTTCTTTTGACAATTTATCCCTCTTTTCATGATTATGTGTAATAAAGAAAGGGTGGTTTTATGAAATTGATTGCTCAAGTAAATGCATATATTCAATCTTTTGTATCCAAAGTTTTTAACTGATCTATTCGTTCTTTTCTCCAACTTTTTATAAGTACTAAAGCGATATTGTCTAATAACATCCACCAAAATAGTAATTCTTTGATTGCTTCCATTTTAATTCACTCCCTTGCTTTTTCACTTTACATCCCTTATAATAAAGATGAATCTTTTTATAAGGGTTCGTGGTTTAGATGCTCTGACCGCCAAGTCTATGGAGCATCTTTTTTAATACTCTTTTTCTCATAGAGTAGTCCTTTCCTGCTTGCGTTTCTTCCGAGGATCAAACACATCCTCACTGTAATATGCCTCATACCACGAGAGAGGTATCCTACGTTCGTCGTATAGCTTAACTTTTCCGAACTCTTTTTCATATTTCTCACGGCATGTTTGTTTTATCGTACAAGCCATACCATATCCAATCGGATTATCTGGATTTCGCTCATTGTGAATACGCTGAATATCCTTCGCTGTTACAAATCTTGCGATAGGCATAATATCACCCCTTATGTATGCAGAATTTATTCACAAAATAAATCTGTCCTTTTCCCGTTACTTTTGTGGTTCGTGTTGTTCTAACACTTCCGTCTGGATTGTTGACTGTCCGCTCTTTGATTTCAAACAGTCCTCGTTCCATTGCTTTTTGTGTCGGCATATTGTAGTTATCTCCTTTGGTACAGAGATACTCGTTTTCTCGCATCCATGTAAATAACCTGTTTTGCCCGATATCGCATCCATTTTGTTTAATGAGCTTTGCCAACTGTCCTATGAGAATGCTGTCATGACTTGTTGATACTGCATCAGCAAATAATGCCTTAGGCTTCATTTCTTCATTTTCTATACGCAATGTCTGCAATTCTCTTTGTGACATCTGCAATGCTCTTGCCATGACTTTCTGTGGACTGTTCCAGTCATTTTCCAGTTGAATGAAATACTGTCTAGCCTGTTTACCTTTTTCGTTACGTTGAATCATAGCGATTTCTTTCGCCATTTCGATAGTAATCTGATAATCAGTGGCTGGGCGTCCGCCTGTACTTTCTTCCAAAAATGGAACAAAGTCTTTTGTTTCCTCAAATCCATATTCACACATACGTCTGAACCATGTTGTGAAATTACTTTCAATCTCCAAGAATCCATGTAAATCTCTTGCCAGTACCGTTATACGGTCATTATCGCGTTGAATCTTTATTAACTCGTGCATAACTTCCCTCCTTTCTAGCATGCTTTTCCATGCGTAGGCGTTCTGCAATTTGCGACTTCTCGCCGGATTTGGCCATTTAAAAGCATGGCGATATCAAATTCCGAGTAATCATATCCGTTGTCCTGCAAAAATTTAATCAGCTTGCATACTCGTTCGTTACCATTCTGCTTGACGATTTCAAGGTATTCATTTGCTGTCATTTAATCACCTCCTTTGTGATTACAAGCACATTATATATCATCAATTTGGTAATGTCAACACATTATATAGATTTTTTTGTGCTTGCAATCACATAACTAAACTGATATAATCAGAATATGGAAAGGAGGCTATATGAAAGAGAGAATAAAGTTACTTCGGAAAACGCTAGGACTTACGCAAAGTGAGTTTGGTGAAAAAATAGGTGCAACAAGAGATGCTATTGCAGCTTACGAACGTGGTGTTGCAGTAAAAGAACCTATCATCAAATTGATTTGCAAAGAGTTTAACGTCGATTACTTCTGGCTCACTGAGGGCGCAGACGTCGACATGTTCATGCGATTGCCGAGCACACTGATGGAGAAGTTATCAGAGCAGTACAATCTGAACAAAAAAAGCCAGATGGTTTTGAAAACCTATCTGGAAGCGCCGGATGATGAAAAAGAAGCAATCGAAAATTTTCTCACAACGTTGGCAGAAAATCTGCAAAAAGAAGGCAAGGAGTGATTTTCCTTGTCTTTTTTTATTACTGATTCAATTTTATCCATAGTAGTTCATAATACAATTCTCTCAATACTTTTAACGATTTCACTCCCCTCACCATTTTTACGATATGCCTTATGTAAAAATCTTCTGTTTCCATGATCTTTATCCTCCTATAAAATTGGTAATATTTTCTATAGCTATATTATATCGCAAAAAATATAAAATTGGTAACGCTGCCAATTATTTCTGTAGATGTCCAATAAATTGGACAAATAACCTATTTAAAGTCAGACTCAAACAAGTCTGTTATTTTTATATGTAACACCTCCGCTATTTTTTCAAGTTGGTGTATAGTAGGTGATGTTTTTCCGTTTTCGTAGTTGTTTAAGGTGCTTTTAGTAATGCCAGTTAGTTTTGACAAATCGCGCAGAGTCTTCTCTTTTTCTATACGCCGTTCATATATTAGTAATTTCACTATAATATTATATGCAAGTAAGTATTTTGTGATTCGTTATTAAGTGATATAATGTAATAAATAACAGTATGGAGGGAAAAGAAAATGGGAATCTACGATATTTACGCTAAAACAAAAAGGAGAGCTCAGAGCGTTGCTGAGTTTACAAACGAAGTTAAAGAAAAAGGGATTGGCGGTGTAGCAAAGGATATAGCATCAAATACAAAAGAAAGTATAAACGAATCTATTGAAATAAAAAAGGAAAACGCCGAATTAGCTCGACAGAAGCGGGAAGACTTTAAAGAAAGGCAAGCTACCTATAAATCTATCTTTCGCTCTACACAGAAAATGGGCGATATCGAAATAGACGAAGTCAACAAGCTTTTAAAGATCAATAACGCTAGTTCTAATATTAAGAAAAACGGTAAGATGAAAATCTTAAGTAAGAGTGTTCTGGCAATGTATACGCTAGGCGCATCACTTGCTATTGAAATGGCCTTAAAGCCCGGGGATGTGATTTTTAGCTATGATGAAATACAAGACTACGATCTGCTCGAAAATAATATATCGGTGGAAAGCGGAGGCCTTGGAATGGCTGTCGTTGGGGGTGTTGTTGCAGGCTCTACAGGCGGTATTATTGGAGGATTAACAGCTAAGCGTAAGACTAGTAAATCTATCGACATGCTTGCTTTACAAATCACTACTACTAATTTTTGTTTTCCTAGTATCATAATTTCGTATATAAAAAGTGAGACCAAATCAAAAAGCTCTAGGTACACAAAAGCATTGAGTCATGCAAGAAATACAATAGCGTGTCTGAATTTGATATTTGCTCAATGTGAAAATTCAGGCTTACAATCTGAAAATCAAACAGAGGATATCAGTGATCCGTATGAAGAGTTAAAAAAAGCGAAAGAGCTTTATGACTTAGGTATTATCACGCAAGACGAGTTTGAAGAAAAGAAAAAACAATTATTAGGATTACAGTAAAAAAACCGCTGGTTCATAGCGGTTTTTATATGCCTAGCAACTGTTTCTTTTTTGTGGCAAACTCCTCATTCGTTATGATTCCTATATCAAGCAACTCTTTAAGCTCCCTAAGTTCATTGTATTTACTCGTTTTAGGCTGTTCTGGCACTGTTTCGGCCTTGCTGGTGTCTTTGTTCATAAATTCAATAATCTTTCTGTCAGCGTCTTTAAATAGGTGTGCATATGTTTTTCTGATGGTTTCAACGGTGTCCCCCAATCTCTGCGCTATCTCATAATCAGAGTATTGGTCAGCTTTATTGTTGATCAAGTACGACACATGAGAATGGCGAAAATCATGCACACGTATAAGGCGCAGTGTATTTCCGGCTGCATTTGCAGACTCCACTCCACGAATAAGATTTTTGCGAATCGTCTCGGCTGGAAGCGGTCTATCAAAACCAAATACAAAGCATTCGGCGTTATATCCAAAAAGCCTCTCACAATACGTTTTCTGCTCTATCATAGCAGTTTTTACGATATCTGGCATAATTATAGTACGCATACTGTTTTGTGTCTTAGGACTTGTAATTTCCCACGCTTTGCCCTTTATTTTGTTTGTCACTGTTTTGTAAATTCTAATCGTGTTTTTATCAAAATCTATATCCTTCCATTGTAAAGCTTGGGCTTCTCCCTTGCGTGCTCCCATATAATACAAAAAGGTATAGAACCGCTTCATCTCTGGATTTTTAACATATTGGATAAAGGTTTCAAACTCAGACGGTTCCCAAAATAGCATTTCTTTTTTTACTTCATCTTTGAATGCGGATTTTCGAACCTTTGTCATAGGATTCACGGCAATATAATCCTCATCCACAGCATACTTAAATATTTTATTTATTGTATAGTAATACTTTGATACATATGACTTACTGTATTTTCCTTCCAAGTCTTTAATAAATTTTTGCAGGTACTCTTTATTAAATAGATTTATTTTCTTCTTTCCAAAAACTTTATTGCATTTATCTATTATATCCTGATCTGTCCGGATGGTTACAGCTTTAACATTCACGGCTTGTGCTAGATATTCTTCTGCCAGCTCAGCAAATGTCTTATTGTATTTTGCCACTTGGATAGCTTGCCATTGTTTTACAAACTCTGTTTCGTATTCTCGCGCTTCATTAACGTATTTACATCCTCTAGCTAATTTTGTATACCTATAATAAGTTCCGTCTTCTCTTTTAATATTGCCTTGTATGTACCACTTTCCGTTACGTTTAGATACTGACAT